TACAAATTATTTATACAAATTATTTATCGACTTCTTTTAAAAGAGCATTCATATTTTTTTCAGTTATTTCACCTGTTTCTAAAAAATCACATATACATTTGTGAGTTAAAAAGAAATAGTCAAATGAAAATAAAATCATAAGTCCTAATTCTAAATCATCATTTAACATAAATGCTGCGGTTTTTCTCATACATTCAACCATATTAGAGTGCCCTGATAACATATTAAATAATATTGTTATTTTTGCTTTAATTGCGTCATTACTACCAACAGTATTAAAATCTTCAATTTTAAATACTTTTAACATTTCCCCTTGATATAATAATTCAGATAATTCTTCAAAATCTGAAACGTCATCTAAATCAAATGGAATATCTGAATGATGTTTTCTTAAAACTGGATCATAAAAACTATAAGTACATATAAATTTGGAATCATACATAATGTTATGTCAATTGTATAATTATAATTATATATGATATTTTTAAATTATAATTAATATTATATTATTTGGAGCGAACCGTAGCGTCAGTGGAGGCGAGCGACTGGAACATTTGGAGGAAAACGGAGGCGATAGCCGAAGTTTTCCGATGGAACTCTGTAGACGTAGTCGAAGGAGTTCGGATGTGAGCGAAGTGAACAGAAGTGTTCCGAAGGAGTTTGGAGCGACCCGTAGCCGAAGGCGCTGGGGAGCGAGGGAACTCCGGAGACGTTAGTCGAAGGAGTTTGAGGTTAACTACGATCTCTAGTTAATTCACGTGACGGAATACCGCCACGGATCCATCCCTCTGATGCGACTCCTTCCACACTATATGCTGGATTTGTCATACGTTCCTTAACACTCGGTATCAATGGTGTATTACTGTATTTCATAAAACTTTTCTCAGTAAGTTTGGTTACACTGCGACGATTTGTAATCATTTCACCTTGTTGAATTTGTGCTTCTAAAATAGGGTCAACGGAACCGCGCCCCAAAAAAGGCACCGTAGCAAAGGGTCGTTGAAATAAATCAATTTTACATCTAGGATGCGTTTGGATTGTTCCGATTAATAATTTGGAAGATTCATCTACCATGCATCCACCGGATCCAACACTACTAGGGCCATTGTAATTAATACCCGGTTGTGATGTGGCTAAACGGATCGGATTTTTCATCGTGCAATCATTTGCAAAAAAATTTTGAAGTAAATAGTTTGATTGATTTATATTCTGAATGGTGTTTTGGTCTTGTGTACACACGTCTGATCCAATTCTACTCATGTTAGAGAAAGTATAATCGGTTACAAATGCCATTTATATTATATATTATATAATACATTATTTTTTTAATAAAGAAAATAATATGAAAATAAGAAATAAGAAATAAGAAATAAGAAATAAGAAATAAGAAAATAAGAAATAAGAAATAAGAAAATAAGAAAAATAATAAGAAAATTGTTTATTAATTCAACGTGTATCTATAATTATCTTGCACACGGGCTAAAGCATCTTCTTTACCTGAAATCATTCCACCATAAAGATAGTCTGCATAAGCTCCTTGATCATTCCCCACTTTGGTATTCGGCATTGAATAATATTGCCACATGGATTGGTCAAATTCGAATTTTTCTCCTAAATCACCGAAAAGTTGTTTATTCGTATTCTTAATACCAGGATTCAATGATTGAATCATTTTTTTGGTTGTATTATTAATATCTTCATAAACAGTCGTGTTAAAAGAAGGAGGTGCGGATTTTCTTTGCGGAGAATCGCCAATTTGGGTTAACAACATATTTCCAAGCGGATTTTTTTTATTAATTTGTTCAAAATCACTTTTTAAAAATCGTTCTAGAGTTTCCGGATTATCTATATGAACTTGTGCTTCAGCGTGATTTATGTTAAATCCTTCTTGAACCATATCCTTAATGATTTTTTGTTTGCGCGTTTTATAAAGAATGAAAATAATAATCAATGTTCCAATTCCAACAAACAAAAATTTAGTAGACATTAAAAAAATAAATCCGATAATAGTCAAAAAAAGAACTAATCTACTAATGGCGTTTAGTTTTTCTTCAAATGTCATTTTAGGAGTAGGCCATAATTGAAAAATATTATCTTTGTTAAATAAAATAGTTGGATCATTTGACCAAAAAGGCGTTGTCATTATATTATATATAATATAGAATATTACTTAAATTTTACTCGTCTTATTTTATATTTTCTTTGTTTTTTTTGTTTTTTGTTTTTTATATTTTCTAGTATCGGTGTTTTTAGTATTTTCACTGGTTTATTTTTTTATAACTTGTATATATATATACAAAATGAATTTTTATGATTTAACACACGATAAATTTGGCGGACTTGATTTTCACGGATTAGGTCCATTATGTAAAATTATATTCTCACTATTTTTTTTATATTTAGTAGTAAAAACGAAGCTTATAGTTCCTAAACAATTTTATATTTTATTAATATTATTTGGATTAGCGTGTTATTTAAACGTTTACAAATATATTCAAATTGCTCAAATATGTCCAAACGAAATTTTCTTTTTAACTGTGACTTCACATGAAGATTTATTTGTTGGAACAATATCTTTATTTAGCGCGTTACTATTGGCAATATAGAGGGAATATCTCCAAAATAATTCTCTATATATATATTATAAAAATGGAAACTAATTATAATATTAACACAACAAATACTCAACCTACACAAAACCCCAAAATAAAAAAACCTGTTCCCTACTTATCAAATACTTTCTATAATTTTTCTTTGATTGGTCCGATTATTAAGGTAATATATGTAATAACTATATCCTATATAATAATTGTTCTAAATGATAAAAACAAGTATAGTAATATGCTTTACATTTTATTATTTATTTATGCAATTGGATGTATTTTAAATTCACTCAAATATTATTATACAAGGGTTCATTGTAATCAAAATAGTGCTCCTTTTTTAAAAGTAACTCAATATGCTAATATTGGATACGCTATAATTATTATATTATTCTTGTTTTATGGAATATTTATTAAAAAATAGACGACAAAATTGTTATAGAGACAACATATAATATTTATTTAATATTTATATATTATATATTTAATGGCTGATGCTGGAATTTTTACAGATAAATATGGTGATCCTGATTTTAAAGGTCTTGGACCAGCATTTAAAACCACGTTTATTGTATATTTATTATATCTAATTTTACTCAAAAAATTAAAATATTCCACGTTGCTTGTAGTTGTTTTATTATTTTATGGATTTGCTAATTATTTGAATGCTGTGGTTCTTGATTATAAAGATTGTCCTGAAGAAGAATTGTTTTTAGAAACAACCACTCACGAAAAATACGCAGAGGCGGCTATCATTATATTTACTGGTTTATTTGTATTGTATAATCATAGTAAAAAGTAAAAAATAAAAACTATCTTTATATATAATATACAATGGTTAGTACAGAACATATTGTGCACAGTTTTTTTCGTGAAAACGCAACACTAGAAACAGTGATTCATCTTTTTAAAATTATATTCGTGATTTATATATCATACATTGTATTATATGACAATATTATTTCACCCTATTTTTATTTGATTTTAGGTTTAGGTAATTTAATGAACTCGATTAAATTTTATTATTCATATGGCCATTGTAAGAATATAGACTTTTTATATACTTCTTATATTGAATCTGCTATTTGTACTATACTTATCTTTGTTACAGTAATATTGAAATTATTTGTAATGTAATGTACTTTTATTAGGTATCTCCAAAAAATAAATATATTTTATTGTCAGAATATATTTATTTCTATTTTTTTTCATCAAACTTTTTATACAAACTACATATTTTCTTTGTACTAAATAATGTAAAACGATTTGATAAAAGTATATTTATCAATGTGTATAATTTGAGGAACTGCATTATGATGTTACTATTTATTTATCTTTATTATAGTTTTACACAATTTAACATTTTATACGCTGATTTATTATATAAATATAAATATATAATAAATATATAATAAATGATTGTAAAAATTCCAATCAGATATATACCAAAAAAATTAACAAGCAATGATAAAAAAAAACAATTAAAAATGCTAATGAAATCAAAAAAACTGTATAAAAAACATAAGTATTATACGCGCAAAAATATATCATCTTATACAAATAAAAAGTCGCACCATTTATTAAATGCTCGAAAATTGTATAGTATAAAAAATATTACACCGAATAAAGAATTGGCACTGAAAACGGGATGTAAATTATCCGCATTAAAGCAGATTGTTAAAAAAGGAGAAGGTGCGTATTATTCATCTGGATCCAGACCAAATCAAACACCACAATCGTGGGGGTTAGCACGATTAGCAAGTTCAATAACTTCTGGAAAAGCAGCAGCGGTTGATTATGATATAATTGAAAAAGGGTGTGATCATAAAAAAAAAGCATTTATATTAGCAAATAAAGCAAGAAAAAAATATACATATGGGCGATCAAAAACCAAAAAAACGGCGTTTGTAAGCGAAGCGAAGGCTTAAGCGCAGCAAAATCGTAGCAAATGTCAACTCATTCGACTACGTCTACGGAGTTCCCTCAGAAAACTTCGGCTTTTGCTTCGCTTACAACCGGCGCCTACGGCTTCGGCTCGCTCCAAACGGATTTATTTCTTACTTTTCTTCTTTTTTGAAGATTTTTCTCCTGTAACATTCGTGTTAGGAGTAGCGGTTCTTAATGTGCGTTCTACTTTTTCACCAGTACTAAATACTGAGATTAATTGCTCATCTGATAATGCGTTTGCTGATACTTTTTGTTGTTGTAATTGTTGCTGTTGTAATTGCTGTTGTTGTAATTGTTGTTGCTTTAAAATCATATTTTTCTTCATGCGTTCTTTCATTTGTTCATTCTTTTTGTTTCGTTCCAATTTTGCCTCCATTGCGTTTACATCTATTTTTTTGTTTCTACCCAAGCCCATTTTTCCCATCATTTCTTGAATTCCGTCCATGCCACCCATTTGTTCCATCATTTCTTGCATGTTACCTAATCCTTCTCCCCCTCCTCCTCCCCCTCCTCCTCCTCCTCCTCCACCACCTCCTCCTCCAAGCCCACCCATTCCCATTTTACCCAACATTTCTTGAATATTTCCCATTCCAGGCATATTTTTCATTTTACTCATAATATCACTTGCCTCAGACATTAATTCTTTTTCATTTATCTCTCCCGATTTAATACGCGAATCTAGTTTATCTCCCACATTTTTGACCAAATTCATCAATTTCCCTGGATTTTTAAATAATTTTTGAAACACATCCTTGACATCAGTTACATTTTCCATATCAATATCCAAATTTTCAGCGGTTTCTTCGGCAATTTCTCTAGCCAAATCTCCTAATTTCCCACCCAACATACCTGTAATATGACCATGAATATCGTCAGCTGAAGGCATATTTTCCATATTTATCCCAGAACCGGAATCAGACTTAGATTCAGAGTTATTAGTTGCTCCAGCTGTATTTTCAAAAATGGATTGCATTTTTTCCAACGTTTCCTGTAACTTTCCTTTAAATTCATCTTCATTTATGGTTTTAAACAATTTCGCGGTGTCCCCAAACGCGTCCTTATTTTTAACACTACCAATAATAGAAAGCAACACCATCTGTAAATATTTCCATATAGTTTCCTTGGTTTTATCACTGATATCGCATTGCCACAAATATTTAAAACTAATACCTGGTAAAAACTCAGTATTTACAGTAGAATCCGTTTTGAATATATCTTCATTTTGGTACAAAATATCAAAAAATCTTTCAGGAAAAATAGTAACACATCTATTAAATAACATTTTAATCTTTTCCTGTGCGTCGGCAACAATTGCGGCTTCTATTTCATCTGCCTCGACTAATTCAGAAAAATCAGCAGGTTTCCACCATTTCATAATAATAGGTTCATATTCTGGAAAAGTATTTATAATATCCGAAACAAAATCCTTTATAATTTTCGGGAATTCTTCAGGGATTTCAACAGGTTCACTCATTCTCTATGATTTAATATCAAAAAACTTTTTTATATTAAACTCGCGACTAATTAATATTTTTTACAACATAATTTTACAACATAATTTTACAAATTATGATAAAGGGTCGACAATTTTTTCAAATTTTGCATGTATTTCATTGTTTTTGCACGCTCGGCTTTATTCATCATTTTAACAGGATTTCTTAATCGATTCACAGCTTCCATAATTTTATCTGAATTATCAGCATTACTTAAATCTCCAGTATAATCTTTATCAATGAAAAAGCTAATATCTCCAATATCAATCTCATCAGAATATTTTTCAACCACGAATTTTTGCCAAATTTTAATTATCATTTTTGGATTCGCCTTTCTTATTAAACTAAATGAATTTTTTGCCTGTAAAATATCAGTATCATTTGGAAAGACTGAAATAATATCAGATACAAATTCCATAAAATGATCATTAAATCCAGTTAATATCATAGATGATTGAGTCGTCATAATTACATTAATACAACAAATATTTTTTAAGTATTTTTTACATTATATAATTTTTGGTGTGGAGCGATCCGAAGCCTTTGGAAGAAAACGGATGCGTTTTAAGCGGAACACTTCTGTTCACTTCGCTCACATCCGTGTTCCAGTCGCTCGCCTCCGCTGACGCTACGACTCGCTCCAAACTCCGTATACGAACTCCCCGGCGCCTTCGGCTACGGGTCGCTCCATAGTCGAAGGAGTTGTTATCTTTTTGCACTAATAGCAGCAAATTCTTGTTCTCTCATTTGTTGTAATTTTTCAATTGTCATACTTTCGGGAACCTTATCTTGATTATATTTATGATCATCGGTTGGTGTTGTAATTATATCCGAATGAGCTAAAGTAACATAATTATGCATTTGTCTTAACCCACCATCTCCTTTTGTATTTAAAGCGTCGGAATCTTGGTCTAAAAAACTATATTGGTCCGACATTATTCCAAATCCACCACTTCCTCCTAAAGAAAATGACATCGGTTCCATATTATTATTGGTTGCTTGGCGTGTGGCGGTTTCGTGTTTCGGTTTAAGATGGCTATATATATTATCTCCGTAAAGTACTTTAAATCCATCACTTATTAATAAAAGTGCCGGGACTTTTGTAACATTTTCCGGCATAATTATTTTTTGTCCATTTTCTAAAATAATATTTACTTTTCCATTTTGGTCACGCTCCCTTTTATCGATGCATATAAAATGAATATCTTTACTTACTTGCGTTTTTGATACGGTTTGTAAAAGTTTTTTGGAGTGATCGCAAAAATTACTATAATAAAGAATAGAGCTCATTATTTTATAAAAAGGTTTTCGGAATTACAATTTAACTCATTATTCTTATTATTTTTTGTTTTTTTGTTTTTTTGTTTTTTTGTTTTTTTGTTTTTTTGTTTTTTTGTTTTTTTTTTTTTTTTTTTTTTTTTTTT